TGACGGAAACATCGGTACCTCGGTCGCCGCTGCTACTACCGGCCCGATTCCCGACCTCTTCGACCTGCTCGTCGCCCCGACTTAATCGTCGGTGTCGCCGTGGCCCCTTTGGGCCTAGGTTGTAACCTATTTTAGGTAATCCCCTTCTTTCCACTAATGGAGGTAGTTATGCGTGTTACACGATGGGATGAGGTGTTCTCCGAGGAGCTCACTCATGACACAGTTTCGCAACTGGTCTCATGGCACTTGTCACAAATCGATGATGAACCAACACGGAGAAGCATTACTGATCTTCTTGTTCCTGGTTCTTCTGCTGCTGACAGCCTCAGGGCTGTCATTGGCTATGATCTTGACTACACGGTCCTTACGGCCCACGATGCTGGTCACCTCCGACAGTGCCTTGCTTTCTTTTCCAAGAGAGCAGACATTGAAATCGGCGTTGATCGCAGAGCGGTTGCCCTCGGGAAATTCCGTGAATCCGAGCAGCGATGCGGAGAGATGAATCGCATCTTCAAGCTTTGGGCCTCTGGAAATTTTCAATTTTTTCCAGACGTTGAGTCGGTGTTTTACCGTGCCCAGCGTATAATAGCTCAGATCCTTGGTGATGTGCCTAGTCTTTCCACCCTTAACTTTGGGTTCGGACCTGGTGCAACGACGCAAGTAAAAAGAAAAATCTCTTCTGCCCGGTCGAAATTGGGCCAGAAGTTCTGTTGTAGCGAGGATCTTGTCCCACGGCTCCCTGAGCTGTTGGCCGAGATGCCTGGTTGGCTCCCTGAAGAGGGGGACGACCTCGCCGTAGTCGACGTTGATCTTCATCCATGTCGACTTAGCTTCGTCCCGAAGAATGCTAAGACCGATCGCGGCATTTGCACCGAACCTTCGCTGAATGTTATGTTCCAGCGGGGTGTAGGTGCGTATATGACCCGGCGGTTGTTGCATTTTGGTGTCGACCTTCTCGACCAGTCCAAGAATAAATCCTTGGCCTGTGAGGGCTCGATTACCGGGGCTTTAGCAACCCTGGACCTTAGTATGGCCTCAGACTTGATCTCGCTGGAAGTTGTGTACCACCTTCTTCCAGTTGATTGGGCATCCTTCTTGGCGTACGGTCGTTCTTCGTACGTTGAGGTTGAGGATGAGATCCTGAAGCTCCAGAAGTTTTCGTCGATGGGGAATGGTTTTACGTTCCCCCTCGAATCACTTATCTTCTTTGCATTGGCGAAAGCCTGTTGCGAACGAGACGAAGTGGTCAGCGTGTATGGGGATGATCTCATTATCCCTACACATCGATGCGGGTTAGTCACCCGCGTCTTGAACGCCGCTGGGTTTGTCATTAATACCGACAAATCTTACTCTTCTGGACCCTTCCGCGAATCTTGCGGGGGGGACTACTTTTTGGGAACGGATATCCGCCCATTTTATCTTAAAGATAAACTGTCTGGTGAGTCGCTCTTCTGTCTGCACAATTTCTACGTGCGGCGGGAGCAATTTCATGCAGCAGCCATCGTCCTTGACCGTATATCAGAGCACCTCCGAATTTGGGGGCCTGACGGTTACGGGGACGGTCATCTTTTGTCTGATGACTTTCCTCGGCGTCCACTCGGACGCGATAGGGGATGGAGTGGGTACACCTTCGACACGTACACACATAAGTCCTTGAAGTGCTATAAAACGCACCCCGGGGACCGAGTGTTGCCTGCCTATTCCATTTATGCGAATCCTGTTCGTTTCGAGGGCCTCACGGTCCTTGCTCCGCACTTAGATCCGTATAGAGAGCGCCCAGCAGCCTTTAACAGCTACCGCGCGCAATCTGCATTTTATCGCAATGGTATTCTGGGGGTATCAATCCCCGGAACGAAAGGTTATAAACGGATTTCAATCTACGCACTCGCGTAGATGCCGTATACTCTCACCTAGG